AATCGAGAGACGGGCTAGACGTTGACGACGAGCTACGCGATTACATGGCCAATAAAATAAGAGAAAATAATATCGGCTTGGTAATTGTAGACCCGTGGGTCGGAGCCAACTACATAAACGAAAACGACAATATGGCAATGAACGCGGCGGTCGCAAGCGTGCGACGCATAGCCGACGAGACAGATTGCGCTTTCGTCTTAACGCACCACATCCGCAAGGGTAACGGCGACGACGCAACCGTTGACAGTATTAGGGGCGCGGGTTCGCTGATAGGCGCGGCGCGTGCTGCGAGGGTCATTAACAAGGTTAGCCAAGAAGACGCATTAAAGTTAGGCGTCAGCGAGAGCGAGGCGTTGGGTATATTCCGCATAGACGACGGCAAAGCGAACCTAGCTCCGCCCGCAGAGAAGGCGCTGTATCGTCGTATGTTAGGCGTGCAGCTTCCAAACGAGGAATATGTGGGTGTAGCCGTACCGTTTAAAATGCCCGACCTGTTCGACGGAGTTACAACGAAAGACGCTCGCAAGGTTCAGCAACTGGCAGCCGAAGCCGAGAAAAACGAAGATCCATACAGGCAATCGATGCAAGCTAAGAACTGGATCGGCGTTGCCGTCGCTGAGGTGTTAAAGCTAGACCTAGAAAAGCGACACGAAAAAGCTAAGGCCAAGGCAATCGTCAAGCAGTGGATCGATTCGGACGTGCTAAGGCTCGATCAATACATGAGCAAGCGACACGGTCGGGAGGTTCCTGTCGTGATAGCGGGTACACTTATAACACGAGAGGAGGCGGGGTTATGAGCAAACACAGTCTAAAGTCCAAGCGTAGACATCCAGACGCTCCACGGGAGCGCATAACGGTTGGCCATATAACATTCGAGATGTGCCCAACTAACGCGACGTTTGCGCTCATAGCGGGCGACGCGGTGCAATCGAAAGACAGGAAGCCGCTGTTCTCAGGGATCATCGAGCCGGAGATGGAAAAGGAATTACGTCGGGTCGCTTTCAGATTTAAGTCGATACTGGAGGCGAGGAAGTGAAGCGTCCATACTACGAGACGGAGCAAGACCTACAGAACGAACGCCAAATCGCCAAGATCATTGAGGAGGTGCATAACTGCAAGCTCATCAAAATGCCGATTAAACTCAGCTTGGACTTTATGGCGGTGAGAGACGGCAAGGCGGTGGCGTTTATCGAGGCGAGGCAGCGCAAAAACAAAATGGACAGGTATCCGACGTACATGATCAGCTTATACAAAGTTATGATGGCAAAGCAGCTAGAAGCGACGACGGGTTTGCCGTCTCTGCTTGCAGTGCAATTTAGCGATAAATTTGCTATGATAAAGCTACCGCCAAAGAATATAGAAACTCGAATAGGCGGTTCAACTAGCCGCAACGATCCGCAAGACATCGAGCCGGTCGTACATTTCAACATTAGCCAGTTTAAGGTGGTGAAGCATGAGCTACGATAAAAACATAATAGCCCAAATCATATATGACGACGAAATGGGAGCCGTGGTCGAGTGGAATAAAAACGAAATAAATATAAACGAAGATTCAGACTGGGAGGATGTCGCGTTTGCGCTGAGCGCGTGCAAGGATGTGCTAGCAGATGTTACAGTGATGCACGCGCTTTTAGATGTTATGATGAAAGAGGGGTGTGATGTCACAATTCATTAACTTCCACACCTTCCACACTTGTGGTGTGGTGGGGTGTGGTAAGTGTGGAGAATATACGCAAAAACCTTCCACCACACCACTACGCCTATATAAGGCGTGGTGTGGGGGTGGTGTGAAGCGTATTCAATTTAAGGTGTGGAGATTTTAATATGAAAAAGAGAGTTACTAGTAATCGTGCGAAGCGTAGGGGAAAGGATGTCCTTGGCCATGTGGAGAATAAGGGAGATACGATTAGCGTTGCAGTATGGGGTCAGCTTGCTCCTCTGGATAAGATTGCAAAAGATAAAGTTGAGAAGTGGGGTGATAGGTTAACTTCACTCGTTAGCCCAAATACTGCGGGAAAGTTTGAAGCCGCTTATGAGGCGCTTGGTAAAGCTGTCAAAGATAACGACGTTATGAGAACACATAAGTTAGCGGGTCAGCTTATGAAGGGTTGGCAAGTGCTAGAGGATGAGGCGCTCAGCAACGGGCATGAGCCTCTACATGGAGACGCCTATTGCGTTGAAATGGAGGAAGGTGACATCGTGTGCTTCGCTCTCAATGAGGTGAGAAAAATACGGGAGCAAAATCCAAGTTGGACGGTGTATAGTTTTGAGGATGCTGCGAGAGTTTTAAGGGAAGACTTTTCGTCTAGGTTTCTAGATAATGCGTTTAATACGTTTCCAAATGCAAAGGTAACGGAAGTGGTTAGAAATGGTGAGCCTGTTAACTGGGCTTTAGGAGGGGATGAAATACCGTGGTAAAAATGGATAGAGATGAAATATTAAAAGAAGCAATGCGTATCATAAATACTGATCGTAATTCTGATTACGGAGACGCTAAAGAGAACTTTGATAATACGGCTAAACTTTGGTCGGCTTATACTGGGTATGAGTTGGGAGCCGTTGACGTTGCAGTTATGATGATGCTTGTTAAAATATCAAGGATCAGAGTGTCGCCAGATAAAGTAGATCACTTCGTGGATCTCTGTGGCTATGCGAGCTTATGCGGAGAGATCGGTTCAAATGGTGGGTGAAATAGGAAAAGCCAAAGTCGCGGCAATAGAGGAAGCGGGAGAGGATCAAATCCTTGACCGCATTTCAACTGGCACGTCAGTAAGGACATTAATGAAGGAGTTCAATGTCGGGTACAAGTTATTTGCCGTTTGGCTTGATAGCTCTGAAGGTAGGCGGGGTAGATACGAAGCAGCGCAAAACGAAGCGGGACACTTTTATGCTGAGCGTGCAGTCGATACGGCTCAAAGCGCTCAACCTGAAGACGCTAATGTTTCACGTCTTAAAGTTGATACCGATAAGTGGATGGCGTCAAAGCTTAACCAGAAATACGATACAAGGCAAAGAGACGTCGCGATAAACATAAGCGTTAATGATTTGCACGCTCAGGCAGCGCAGTTACTTGATGACGTGATCGAGGGTGATGCTGAGGAGGTTGAACGTTGAAATTACACATTAGCTCACAATCGCGTATGTGCGCGGGCGCGTGCTTCAATTGTACAATTTTGTCAAGTTTTGTGTTATTATTAGTGTCGTTTTTGTGCAATTTAGGAGGGCGTTTTCGCTAAGTCATTGATTGCATTACATAAAACAGTTAACATAATACAGATTATCGGAATCCAACTTGTTTTTTCAGGATTTATGCTTTTTGACCCCCCCCTTTTTTTAACAAGTCGGTGCAAAAGCCAATGACCTCGAAACGCACACGCGCCCCCAGAAGGAGAAACGAATGAACGCCCCAATAGACAACCCGTTTTTAAAATTGATGAAACGATACCGCTCTGATCCTGTTTTATTTGCCAAGGAGGTGATCGGGGTGACCCCTGATGATTGGCAATGCGAACTCCTCGAAGCTGTAGCGAACCCAGAGATCAGACGCGTAACTTGTAGGTCGGGCCACGGGGTAGGAAAATCAACGGCTGTAGCCCTTGCAGCCGTGTGGCACGTTTTGATGCGGGTTCCCTCGAAGACGGTTGTGACGGCCCCCACGTCGGCTCAGCTTTTTGACGCTTGTTTTGCTGAAATGAAAAATGTTGCCAAGCGTCTGAAGCCCCCTTTTTCAGATTTACTGGAGATTAAGAGCGACCGCATTGAGTTGAAAAGTCAGCCGGAGACGACGTTTATTTCGTGCCGCACGTCGAGGCAGGAGCAGCCAGAAGCGCTTGCGGGTGTCCACTCAGAGAATGTGCTTTTATTGGCTGATGAGGCGAGCGGGATTTCACCGAACGTTTTTGAGGCGGCAAGCGGATCGATGTCGGGGCATAATGCGACGACCGTTTTGACGGGCAACCCTACGCGTAATACTGGCTTTTTCTATGACACGCATAATCGGCTGCGCGAGGATTGGTATACGATGCACGTTAGCTGCGTTGATAGCCCCCGCGTTGCCAATGATTTTGTCGAGGACATGAAGAAGCGATATTCTGAGGATAGCCCCGCGTATCATGTTCGAGTGCTTGGAAATTTTCCTCCGTCCGAGGAGGACACTGTTATCCCTGTCGCGTTGATTGAGAGCGCCATGAATAACGACATTAAGGTTCACGAGGATACGCCGGCGATATGGGGGCTTGATGTGGCTCGACAGGGTTCGGATAGCTCCGTTTTAGCGAAGCGACAGGGTCCGATAATACATCCGCTTACTGTTTGGCGTAACCTTGATTTGATGCAGCTTACTGGCGCTGTAAAGGCTGAGTATGATGCTATTGATAATCCGGCCAAGCGCCCTGTCGAGATAATCGTTGATTCGAATGGTTTTGGCGCCGGTGTATTGGATCGATTGCGCGAGCTAGATTTACCGGCACGAGGTTTAAATGTGTCTGAGCGTGCGCTCCAGAAGGAGACGTATTTGAATTTGAGGGCTGAGCTATGGTTTAAGGTAAAGTCGTGGTTGGAGGGTATGGACGTTAAGCTGCCCCGCGACGATGGGTTGTGGGCTGAGCTTGCGGCGCCACGGTATCATTTTACAAGCTCAGGAAAGATGCAAGTCGAGAGCAAGGAGGCAATGAAAAAGAGAGGCGTTGCCTCTCCTGACAGGGCTGATGCTGTC